TTATATTCATTTTAAATAATCTTCTGGATTTGGTGACCAGTCTTTCCAATCCATGCCGAAGTCTTCTTCTGATTGTCTTTTTTCGTCATCGCCTTTATAGTTGTCATTATGGTGATTGTTATCTCTGAGAGAATCTATTAGAGAATTTACATCTTCTACATCTAATAATCCCGCATCAACTAAAGATAGAAGTGCTTCTGGTGGCAAAAATATTGACATGGTTATAAAATTTTGCATATCGGGAGGCATCATCATTTGGTCATCTTCAAATGCATCTGGGTTTTCGTTTAATTCTTGCTTTACTTTGGTTAAAAAATCATTTAATTCTTCTGGTGTCATATCATCCATTTTTCGAGGTTCTTTGGGAAACTGATTATCTTTTTTTACATCGATTATTTTTCTTTTTGGATTTGAATCCGTATCTTGTTTTTCTTTTTCTAGGTCGTAAAGTTCTACAACATCATTATCTGGTGTTAGATATGTTGCGATAAAGTCTTTTGGTATTTTAGTTTGAATTTCATTTGTATGAGATAGCCAATTCTTGAGAATTGTTATTTCTTTTTGTCTTCCAAAAGGGTCAGGTATGATTAAACTCTTAAAAATCATTGGTCTTGAAAGTATTAACTTATTATTGGCTTCTCCTTGAATTTCTGCAATGAGTTCTTCGCCACTTCTTAATTTTAATATTCGGTATGATTTTTCCATAACTATATTCCCTTATAGTTTTATTTTTAATACATTAAAAACAAAGTTCTCTCTATTATATATCTTTATTCGTTCATCAAAGTGTCGCATAGTGTGGTTCTTGTACTTTTTAAAGTTTAAATTATCACTAATATCATATAATTTGACATGGTCTTTATCATTTGACTTTCTTAACCCCCTGCCAATAGACTGTAATACCCTTACAACCGATTTAGAAGGTGATGAAAAAATAATATTATGAATATTTTTGATATTAATTCCAGTAGAGCAAGTTCCATATGAAGCAATTAATATAGCATTCTTTTCTTTGTCTATAATCTTTCTAATATACTCTCTTTGTTCAGTATCTGTTCCGCCATGAATAAAGAACACCTTTCTATCGCCACATTCACTTCTGATTCTATTAAATAATGGTTTTCCGTGATGTTCCACAAAATTAAATAGGAGTAGAGTATTACCCTTCATACTAGAGCATAGAGAAGTAATAAATTCATTTCGTTTTTCGTGGGTTATTATCCATTTAATCTCATCTTGATATGTTGCTCTTTTTATAGATTCTATATCCTTCATTGGATATTGTAAATTTATACAATCTATTTCTAATTTAGAAAGCAAATCTTTTTCCATCAATTTTGTGGTAGTGGTAACATTATGAACCCCACCAAACAATCCTTCTACTACCAACTTGTGTGTATGTGTCCCATCCAGAGTCCCTGTTGTTCCTATACGGTATTTACAATCCTTTAATTTTGTCATGAGAGTAGTTAAGGACTTGGATTTGAATAAATGACATTCGTCACCAAATATTGCACCATATTGAGAAAAATATTTCTCGGACATCTTATACAAACTTTGCCATGTAGATATTACTACCTTTTTCTCTGTTACTTTATCCTGTCCCGCATATATTACATGACATTTATTATCAACATTCCACTTGTTTTTTGATGAATAATCTTTAAAATCATTATACATCTGAGAAACCAATCCTGTTGTTGGTACGATAATTAGTATCTTTTTATCTTTTGGTAAAATAGATTCATAATACCTAACTAGGCTGTAAATTATTAAAGATTTACCACTTCCAGTTGGAGAAAGAAGAAGACATCGTTCTTTGTTTATTGCATGAGTAATGGCATCTATTTGATGTTCATGTGGTTGTATTTCTTTTCCATTTACAGTTGGTCGTATCTTATCCAGAATATAAGAATTCACATCTTTATGTGGTATAGTAATTTGTGGTTTTTCTATATCAGTTCCAACCGTATAGTTTCTTTCCTTTGCAAATTTATAAACATAATCAAGCAACCCAGAATATAGCAATTGAGTGTGTACACTATAGAGTCGTATTTGACCATCCCATATTTTATTTTTATATGCGGGGGTATATTGATAGTTAGGAACAGTAAAAGTGAAAAAATCACTTAGTTCTTTTGCAATCGACCTTTCACATCTAATTTTGATGTGAACAGAATCTATATGTTGTATATCTAAATCACTCATGCGCCATTAGTGAATTTTAACCAATCGATGGCTGCACGAATATTCCACTGTCTATTGTTGATAATTTTAATTACATTTTCGAGATAGTTTACTTTTTCTTTTTGAAAGAGTATTCGATTCGCCAACTTAATCAAATCTTCATCACCACCTAAAAATTTATCTATGTCAGTTTTCAAAATATTTAGGTCAAATGTGTCCCACCCTCTATCCTCTAGTTGTTCTGGACTCATTTTTCCTGTATAATACAGCCATTTGTCCCTTTTAAGAATGTTTAAATCTGATTCGAGTTTGCCTAATATCAATTTTTCATCACTATACATTACAAGATATTTGTTATGTATTTGTGGCGTTTTCATGGATTCTATATCTAATTCAGTTTTATCCATAACCAAATCGTCCTTGACCATCAATCTTAATTCTTCCATGTTCATAATAAATCTCCAGACTTATTATAACATAAAAAACGATAAAGTCAAGAGCAATTAAAGAGCCGTAACACTATATGATGTGTATGTGAATGTTGCAGAAGCCACCACAGGTTCGGTATCTGTGGATGCCGAATTGAAATCTATACCAGTAAGTGCTATAGGAAATGCATCTTTAAATCTTATATGATATTTTGGCTTATATGCACTATTGGTAACTACAAGAAGAATATCAGAAAAGAATTCCATAGTTTGTTTTCTGTCTATGGTATTGTCGAGGCTTTCCATAGTGCCAATATCTTTCATCCAATTAAAAACTTCTAACCAATTCAGCATATTTTCATCTACTATGAAATTAACAGTCAAATCATCAAAGTTATACTTACCACCTATCCATTTTGGATTAAGACCTAATACTGTAGGTTGTTCAACAGGTGTTAAAGTCAATGCAGGCAGACCCACACTTTGGCAGAAATATGTTACAGTGGGAAGTCTTGTAATCTCTAATCTAAAGTAATTGGTAGAAAGATAATTGTTTGTAGCAGGCTGCCTAGGATTATAAACCCTAGTGACATCAGGTATTCCAGGACCAGTGTATCCACCAGTAGTTCCCTGTGCATTTGGATTTGAATATGGCATAAAATTCTCCTACTATATGTATAAAAAGAAAAGGGAGTCCCGAAGGACTCCCAAATCTCTGTTGTGTAGATTGCTCTACATTAATTTAAGGTTTATGATGAACCACTAGTGTTACCATGTAGGTTAGTGATTGCAAAGAGTCTGTAGTAGACATTCTTACTTGCAACTAGTTCACCACTTGACATTACGGCAGAACCGTCATCGTGTGCGAATGGGTTTGCTACCATACCGTATCGAGTCTTGAACCCGATTTTTGGTTGGAAGGTGTTTTCACCAACGGCACGAACCATTTGTAGTGGAACATATGGACAGTAGAACAGTCCAGCATCGTATGGGTTGCTACCTCTGTAACCAACACATGCGAAGTTAACATCACTACCACCAGTTGTTGTTGCACTGTATGGGTCGATATAAACTTTCATCTTACCATTTAGTGTACCTACAAAGGTGTTACCAGTATCATCAACATCAAGATTGGTGTTGAGTGCTGGCGATAGTTGCAACCAACCACCCATTGCGAGTGCGGAAGCAACATCTGAGGAGCAAAGAATAAAGTTACCTTTACCTCTACGAGTTTGCTTCGAGATTACATTGGCTTCTCGTTCCAATTGGAACATCAAACCACGGAATCGTTCTGCACTCCATCGTCCGTCAGAGTCAACATTTAAGTCATAAGTACCCGCAGTCGTTAAGTCTGCGTGTTGGGCACCATCTTTAGCAGTTACATAAATGCTTCGTACAACTTCTCGGTTGATTTCAGAAAGGATTTCTGTACTAAGAATATTAGCAAGTTCACTTTCTGCATCCAAACCGTGGACTGCTTTCAAGTCCTGTGCGAGTTCAGTTGTGTATTCTGCTTTCAATGCACGAGTTCTGGCTTCTACAGCAACTCGTTCGATGCTGAATGCCATTTCTCGGAATGTAGTTGTGTCACCAAGGCCTTCAGCACTTGCTGTTAGCAATGCACGGAAACCTGTTAGTGCGGCACTTGTTGGGTTGATACCACCTGTTGAAAGTGTTGCACCACCAACTGAAGTGTTACCTGCACCAGAGAATTTCGAGAATGCTTCTTGATACAATGCTTCTGCACCACTTTGTGAGTCATACTTGGAACGCATTGCAAAAATCAAACCTGTTGGTGCTGACATTGGTTGAACACCAATAAGGTCATATGCAAGTAGGTTTGGCATTGCACGACGGACCAAACTGATTAAGATTGGGTCGTAACCTGCGAGGTTTGTAGAACCTGCTTGTGCGCCTTGAGTAACGGTGAAACCACCACCACCCATTGCGTTTGCAGGTGCTTCGAGAAGTGCTTGCTCTCGTAGTGCGTTTTCTTGATTTTCCAAAAGAACGGCAGTTACTTTTTGTTTGTAATTGTCGTTAATATTTGGTAAATCGGGATGCTCCAGTACTGGAGCCCATTTTTCAGCAAGTACGTCTGCTGTGCTATTTTGTTGATTAAAATCCATTATAGATTCTCCTTGTTAGTTTCATTTACTTTCTTATATATAAAAATCTTGGTTTTAAGATGTTCTATCTGCTTTACTGTGTCTATGAATTGAGTTCATATATCCGTCCATTGGACTTCCTGATTCTGGATTAAGTTGGCTTGCACCGGCGCTCTCAACTAATTCTTCTGTTGTTGAGGGGGCGTTTGTGAAGTAACTTTCTCTAAGTACATTAATCTTTTCTCGATATTGCGTTTCGTTTTCAAATTCAAGACCTTCAGATAGTGTAGCAAGTTTATCAACTTCTACATCAGTCAAACCATCTGTTTCTTCAGCAAAAACTTCACCGCATCGATGTGCAACGATTTCTTTACGAAGTGCAATATTTTCTTCTAATGCTGAATTTAGAACATCTTCTAGTTGTTCGTTTGCATCTGTAACATCGCCAAGAACATCATACTTTTCGTCTGGCATATCAATGTACGAATCTTCAAACAATGTTTTCAAACCAGAGATAAAGTTTTCTGCAACATCTGTGCGAATGCCATTTTCAACAGCAAGTGCGTTTTCTTCCATCCATTGTTCAACGACATAACCTAAGTAGTCATCTAATTTTTCTATTAGGTCTTTAGTTGTTTCTTCAATAGATTCTGTAAGATGTGATTGATATTGTTCTATAATAGCATCTTCAAATATACCAACTCGTTCGTTAATTGCAGCCTCAAAGATTGTGGCAGCCTTACCTTGAAATGCTTCCGAAAGGTCTTCACCATCAAAGAGTGCAGTCAAGTGTTGTTCCATTCTCTCTTGAGAAGAACCACTCGACACAGGTTTTTCAATTTTTGCCGATGCCTTTGCTTTACCTTTTAACTCGTTACTACCTTGAGAAGTGCCTTTATCTGTGTCAATTTTAGCATGACCGCCTTCAGCGTCCTGATAGAGTTTTGGGTCTTCTTCACTTGATGTATCAAGGGTGGGAGTTTCAGGTTTCTTCCCCATCTCTGATAATT